CTCAATCCGCCCTTCGCCCGCGTCGCTGAAGTACGCGTACACGTCTCCCCGCGGCGTCGGGAACACAAGGTCCGACCCCGGACCATCGCTCGGATTGTACCAGTACGGCGTCACGCTCCGCAGCGGCACGCCGTCAGCGTGGACGTCGCGCATGGGGAGGAAGTCGAGGTAGCGTGGGTACATCATCACACACCCCCCAGGATCGGCTTGCCCATCTGCGGGCGCGTCTGGCGGTCCCATGCGATAGCGTCCGCCGTCCGCGGCGCGTCCTCGGCCTCGAGCCACAGCGCCATGCCGACGCGCGCCAGCACGTCCTCAAGATACGTCGCCGCGTTCTCCACGCCGCTCAGCGTCTTCGTGTGCTGGTCGCGAAGGTCGATGCGGCGGTGAAGCAGCGCCTTCTCGATCTCGAGGATCTGCGCGTTGGCGCGCGCCAGCGCAGTCGCAAGCGCGTCCAGGCTGGTCAGGGTTTCGGCGGTGGCGGGGGGGTGCATGGTGCGGCTCCAGTGCGTGACTGGGGAGACGCTACCGTACACATCCTGTGTCGGTCAATACTCAAAATGTGTACGCCCGAAACAGGGCGCGCGTTCACAGGTCGGTGAGAACCTTGATCACGCGGCCGACGACCTCGACCCTTCCTCTGGGGAAGATCGTGTCGTGGGGAAGGGTGCTTTCCGGCTCAAAGCGGGCCGGGTTCGACCGGTAAGTCTTAAAGGTTGTCTCGCCGTCGCAAATGAAGATGTAGCGCCGGCCCTCGCGCAGTTCTCGGTCCAACGTATTCACGACAATGGTCGAGCCGCTGGGCGCGATCCTGTTCATGCTTTCGCCTGACACGCGCAGCGCGATTAAGCCTTCGGCATCTTCGGCCGGGACGGCAATACGTTCGCAGTCGTCAAGAGAAACAACCGCGTCCTGTGAGGCAAAGCTGTTTGCAGAAGACCAAGAAACCAACGGAACCCACACGACGCCCGTCTCGATAGCCACGAGACTGGACGGCGCCCCCAACACCATCACCTCGCTTAAGGTTATCGGTGGGTCGCCTTTTCCGACAAGAGCCTTGACAAGCTTCTCAAGGATCTCCGGCGGCACGTAGTTCCGCGACCTGGCGCCGTCCTGCTCATACCGCTGGATGCCGCTGGGATGCTTGAACCCCAAGGCTTTCGCCAGCGCAGGACGCGACAAGTTGGCGCGCTTGCGGAGCTCGCGGAAGCGCGCACTCGCCGAATCGTGAACGGGCGGGGTCATGCCGCCGTTCTGACTCTGGTCGCCAGACACATTCCACGTCCGTGTTTCGAGGGCGCTTGACGGACCGTACACAGCGTGTGTACGGTTGGCGACATGATAACTCACCGTGACCTGCTGAAGCGATGGCCCTCTTACGAGGCCGTGCGCGAAGATCTTGCCGAACAAGGCGTCGACCTCTCCCCGTTTGCGGTTCGCCGCTGGGCGCAGCGCCAATCGGTCCCTTTCGACTACTGGCCGTTTCTGGAGAACGCCGCGCGCAAGCGCGGGTTCACGGCGACCTCGAATGAGTGGCTGCGCGCGCGCAAGTCGCGCGTCTGGGCGCGGAAAGCAGCATGACCTGGCTCGGCTGGACAGACGCCGCCATCGCCAAGGCGCGCGCCATGTGGACCGAAGGCAAGAGCGCCACCGAGATCGGCCGCGAGCTCGGCGTCTCGCGCAGCGCGGTGCTCGGCAAGCTGCACCGCCTCGGCCTCACGGGCTTCACCATCCGCAAGCGCAAGTCGCCGCACCGCTCCTACGGCGGCGTCGTGCTCGCGCGGACGATGGCTGCGCGCACGAAAAAGCCGGCGACCGTCGTCGCTGAGAAGGCGCCGCCGTCGCTGCCGGCCACGCCGCCGATCGACGCTGCGCCGCTGCGTCTCACGCTCCTGCAGCTTCAACGTCACCAGTGCCACGCGGTCACGGACCTGACCGCGCAGGCGCTTTACTGCGGACACCCGGTTCGTCCGGGTTCCGCTTACTGCCCCGCGCATCACGCGCGGTTTCATCAGGGGGCTACCCATGAAGAGAAGAAAGCCAACCGGATGGCACACGCTCCTCGCGTCGCTGCCGAAGCGCCGGCGCACGCCGCTCCAGCCGTCGTCGCCCGACGAACTGCAAAGGCTGGTGGCTGAGGCGCTCGAGGCCGGGCGCGTGACGCACGCGCCGCACGGATACGCATACGGATACGAACCGGCCCGCTGCGAGGTCGGCACGTGGGACGGGAGGAAGTCGTGACGCTGCGAGAACTTGCCGCCTATTTGCGGTCCAGCGGATTTGAAGCCGAGACCGAGTGCGTTGAGCACGCGCTCGATGTGCTTGTCGACCTGATTGCGAACACGGAAGTTCCGTCAGGCGACGACCACGACGTCTATTACTTCATCCCGTCGAAGCACCTCCAGACGATCTACAACAACGCGCGCGCGCTGACGGGGCTTTACCCATGAACGAACTGGCATCCGCCCTCGTCGCCGTCGCGACCATGTGGGGCTGCTACATGATCGGCTTCCTGCGCGGCTTCGCGCACAGCGCGAAGGAGCCGCGGCAATGATCTGGGCTCTGCGCATCCTTCTGCCCTGGCTCGCCTCCGGCGCGGCGCTTGGCGTCGCCATGTGGTTCGCGATGAACGTCAACGCGTGGCTCGTCCTGCCGGGCATCCTGCTCGCGGCGATGCTGGCGACGGCGCTGTTTCCGCCGGAGGCCGCGCGATGATCATCCTCGGCCTTTTCCTCACCGGCATGGGCACGACGCTCGCGCTGCTCGACACGCTCGGCCTGTACCTGGGGCCGGGCTGGCACGGATTTCTGATCACCGCTGCGGGCGCTGCGCTCACCGTGGCGGCGTGCATTCCGAAGCGCCGCTCGTCGGCGAAGGAGAACAACCAATGAGATCCGGGCGCGAGTTGGCGTCTGGTGTGCGCGAGCCTGCTGTCGGGGGGTCGACCCCGGCGGCAGGCGACGCGTTCATCGCCCACAATCTTCCCTTCGAAACCTATCTCCAGCGCGGCGACGTCTCCAAGTCGACGCTGTGGACGCTCTACACCAAGAGCCCGGCGCACGCGCTGATCGAGAAGGAGCCGTCGCCCGCGATGCAGCTCGGCAGCGCCGTGCATTGCGCCGTGCTCGAGCCGGACACCTTCGACGAGCGCTTCGTGCGGGGGCCGGACGATCGCCGCGGCGTCAGGTGGAAGGAGGCCCTCGACGAGCACGGGGCGAAGCTGCTCACCAGCGGCGACTACGACGACGCGCTGCGCATCCGCGATGCGCTGCAGCGCGACCCGCTGGTGCGCCGCCTCACGACCGGCGACGTCTGGCGCGAGGTGTCTGGCTTCTGGCGCGACCCGGAAACCGGTCTCGTCGTGCGCTGCCGGCCGGACGCCTATCGCCCGTCGCTGCGCCTGATGGCGGACGTAAAGACCACGACCGACGCGCGCGCGACGACCTGGCGCAAGCGCGTCGCGGAGTTCGGCTATCACGCGCAAGAGGCGCTCTACACGGACGGCTGGCGCGCGTGCGGCATGGAGGTCGACGCCTTCGTGTTCATCGCCGTCGAGACCAGCGCGCCTTACGCGCACTGCGTCTTCGATCTGGCGCCCGCCGCTGTCGACGAAGGACGCGCCGCCATGCGCGAGGCGCTCCAGACCTTCGCCCAATGCAAGGCCGCGAACCGCTGGCCCGCATACCCGAGCGAACCGCAGTCGCTCGACATCCCGTCGTGGGCTTACCGCCTGACGACGCCTACCGCCGTCTCGTGAGGAGGGACCAATGACCACCGCAGTGACCACCCGTTCAGAAGAGCCCATCGAGCGTACGATCGCCGCGATGGAGGACAAGTTCGCCGCAGCGCTCCCCGCGCACATCCCGCCGCAGCGCTTCGTGCGCACGACGATCTCGGCGCTCGCCAACCCCATGCTCTCGCGCGTCCGCGACACGCCGGCCGGGCGCAAGTCGATCTATGACGCCTGCCTGAAGGCCGCGTCGGATGGCCTGCTGCTCGACGGGCGCGAGGCCGCGCTCGTGGCCTATCGCCAGAAGTCTGGCGACGAGTGGATCGACGTCGCGCAATACATGCCGATGGTCGCGGGCATCATGAAGAAGGCCCGCAACTCCGGCGAGATCGCCTCGCTCGTGTGCCAGGTCGTCTACGCGAACGACCTGTTTGAGATCGACTATGTCAGCGCCGAAGCGCCGATCACGCACCGGCCCGACCTCGCCAACCGTGGCGAGATGATGGGCGTCTACGCCGTCGCGCGGTTCAAAGACGGCTCGTGGTCGCAGCCCGAATACATGAGCGTCGAGCAGGTGCAGGCCATCCGCAAGCGCTCGCGCGCGGCAGAGAAGGGGCCGTGGGTCACGGACTTCGCCGAGATGGCGCGCAAGACCGTCATCCGCCGGCTCTCCAAGTACCTGCCGTCATCGACGGACAAGGACGGCTTCAGCGAAGTCGTCCGCCGCGACGATGACCTCTATGCCCAGGACGACGCGCCAACGCTGCAGGCCGTGGCCGCGCCCGCCAAGAAGTCGGCCGCTGCGGTGCTCGCCGCGCCGGCCGTGGTCGAGGTCGCGCACGACGCCGACACGGGCGAGGTCGCTGACGGCGACGACGTCTGACCGGAGACGCGGCGGTGGAGCTGAGACCCTACCAACAAGAAGCGATCGACCGCACGCGCCAGGCGCTGCGGTATCACCGCCGCGTCCTCCTCACTGCGCCCACGGGCGCGGGCAAGACCGCTATGGCTGCGTTCATGCTCAAGGGCGCCGTCGAGCGCGGCATGCGCGCGTGGTTTTTGGTGCATCGGCGCGAGCTGGTTGAGCAGACCGGCAAGACGCTCGAGCGCGTCGGCGTCGACCACGGCTTCGTCGCGTCCGGTTTCCCGGTCTCGTACCGCAAGCCTGTCACGCTGTGCTCGGTGCAGACCGTCGTGCGCCGCCTCGATCGGCTGCCCAAGCCGGACCTTCTCGTCTGGGACGAGGCGCATCACTGCGCCGCCGGCACTTGGCAGCGCATCGCCGAGCACTTCCCTGACGCCTACCATGTCGGGCTGACCGCTACGCCGGAGCGCCTCGACGGCAAGGGTCTCGACGATATGTTCCGCGCGCTCGTGCCTGGGCCGTCGATCTCGTGGCTGATTGAGAACGGCTACCTCTCCAAGTACCGCGTCTGGTCGCACCCGGCGCCGGACGTCTCCGACGTCCGCATGCGCGGCGCTGACTTCGACGCGAGCGCGCTCGAGGAGGCGATGGACCGGCCGCACATTCTCGGCGATGCCGTGCGTCAGTTCACGGACATCTGCCCGAACGCGCGCGCCGTGGCGTTCTGCGTCAGCGTGCAGCACGCGATCCACACGCGCGACGCCTTCCGCGCCGCTGGCTACGCGGCCGAAGAGCTTGACGGCGGCGTCGATGGGGCCACGCGGCGGCGCATCGTCAACGCCTTCCGCCGCGGCGAGGTTCAAGTGCTCACGTCGATTGACCTGTTCGGCGAGGGGTTCGACCTCCCTGAACTCGAGGCCGCGATCCTGCTGCGTCCCACGGCGTCGCTCGGCCTCTACATGCAGCAGGTCGGGCGCGCGCTGCGCACGGCGCCGGGCAAGCCCTACGCGATCATCCTTGACCACGCCGGCAACGTCCCGCGGCACGGACTGCCGGACGACGATCGTGCGTGGACGCTCCAGGGCCGGAAGAAGCGGAAGGGCGGGGGCGCGCCGACGAAGGTCTGCCCCGGCTGCTTCGGCACGGTCCCGGCCGCTGCGCTCACCTGCGAGCATTGCGGCCACACGTTCAAGATCGCTGCACGCGAGATCGATGAGCGCCACGGCGTGCTTGAGGAGATGGACGTCGAGGCGCGGCGGCGGGCGCGGAACGCTGAGGTGGCGCGGGCGCAGACATACATGGATTTGATCCGGATTGAGAAGGCTCGCGGATACAGGCGGGGGTGGGCGATGCACGTTTGGAACGCGCGCTATGCTGGGGAATTAGGCCGACAAATGACGCCTGAAATGGATAGACACGCGCGCGCGGCCGTTGATGCTTCCCCAGTACGCGCGGAGTCCGCGTCGTGACGCAAGACAACCGCCTCCTCAAAGCCGCCCTAGCCTATGCCGCCCGCGGCTGGCACGTCTTCCCGCAAGCCCGCGAAGGCAAGGCCCCGCTCGTCACGAACGGCCACAAGGACGCCACGACCGATCGCGCGCGCATCGAGGCGTGGTGGCGCAAGTGGCCCGACGCCAACATCGGCATCAGCGTCGAGGCGTCCGGCCTCTTCGTGCTCGACGTCGATTGCAAAGACGGAAAGCCCAGCGGGCACGAGACGCTCGCCGAGCTCTGCGCCAAGCATGGCGCGCTCCCTGTCACCGTCGAGGCCGTCACCGGATCCTATCAGGCCGGGCGCGGCCGGCACTTCGTGTTCAAGGCCTTTCCCGGCTGCGGCAACACGGACGGCAAGATCGGCCCCGGCATCGAGACGAAGGCGCGCGGCGCGTTCACCGTCGCGCCCTCGCACCACGCAAGCGGCGCGTCCTACCAGTGGGTCAACAAGCCGTCCGCGACGCCGATCGCCGATGCGCCCGCGTGGGTCGTCGAGTGGTTCCAGGCCCGCGAGCGCGAGCGCGCCGAGGCGGCAGCCCGCGTCGCCGCCATGCCGAAGGTCGACCCGTCGAAGCTGTCGGACCGCTACGCCGCGCGCGCGCTTGAGGACGAGACCCGGGCCGTGTCGCAGTGCCAGGTCGGGCGCGCCAACCAGCTGAACGTCTCGGCGTTCAAGCTGGGCCAGCTTGTCGGCGCCGGCGTCCTCAACCACGCCGAGGCCGAGGGTAGCCTCATGAGCGCCGCCGTCGAGTGCGGGCTCGTCAAGGACGACGGGTTCCGCGAGTGCCAGCGCATCGTCGCGGGCGGCTTGCGCGACGGCGCGCAGAAGCCGCGGCAGATCCCCGAACGCGCGCCGCCGGTCCGTCCGGCGCGGGCGCAGCCCCTGCGTGTCGTTGAGCACGCGGCCCAGCCGCAGCAAGGCGGGGCGTCGACAGCCCGCGCGCCGCAGCCGGAGCCTGTCGTCGACCTGCGCGACCAGATGGTCGAGAACCAAGACGGCGGCGTGAAGCGGCAGTCGTTTCACAACGCCATCGTCATGCTGATGAACCTGCCCGAGACGGCGGGCCTGTTCGTCTACGACGAGTTCCGCCAGCTCATCATGGTCTCGCGCCGGCCCCCTTGGGCGCTCAACGGCTTCCGCCCTGGCCCGCTGACCGACGTCGACATTTCCGGCTGCCGTATGTGGCTCGAGCGCCAGCACGTTGCGCTCGGCAAGAACGACATGTTCAGCGCGATCGAGTATGTGGCCGGCCAGGCGCACATCAACCCCGTGAAGGACTATCTCGAGCGGCAGGTGTGGGACGGCGTCGAGCGCCTCGACCATTGGCTGATCGACTTCCTGGGCGTCGCCGACACCAACTTTGCCCGCGCGGCCGGCGCGAAGTGGATGATCAGCGCCGTCGCCCGCGTGCTCGCGCCGGGCTGCAAGGTCGACACCATGCTGATCCTCGAGGGGCCGCAGGGGCTGAAGAAGTCCAGCGCGCTGCGCCTGCTGGCGACGTTCGACGACGAGGCCTTCTTCACCGACGAGATCGCCGCGCTCGGCACCAAGGACGCCGCGCAGCAACTGCAAGGGAACCTAGTCGTCGAGATGGCCGAGCTTGACGCGCTGGGCAAGGCGGACGTCACGGCCATCAAGGCCTTCCTCACGCGCCAGATCGACAAGGTGCGGCTGCCCTATGCCCGGACGGTCTCGCACCTGCCGCGGTCGTGCGTGTTCGCCGGCACGGTCAATCCGGACGGGACGGGCTACCTGCGCGACCCCACGGGCGGACGCCGGTTTTGGCCGGTCCTCTGCACCGCGATCGACCTCGCCGCGCTCAAGGCCAAGCGCGAGCAGCTCTGGGCCGAGGCGGTGCATCGCTTCCGGGCGGGGGAGACGTGGTGGATCGAGGACGAGGTCGTGCTGGCCGAGGCCCGCGCGGCGCAAGCCGACCGCGCCGAGGTCGATCCGCTCGCCGTCAAGGTCGACGCCTTCCTGCGCGACAAGACGCGCGTGACGACCGAAGAGGTCATCTTCGAAGCCTGGGAAATTCCCGCCCAGCACGCCACGCCCGGCATCTACCGGCGCGCGGCCAATGCGCTCTACGGGCTGGGCTGGAAGCGGAAGAAGATCAAACTGCCGACGGGGAAGACGCGTTGGGCATTTTACGACCCGTCCGCGGTGTCGGAGTGGTCGGAACAGGGCTAACGTCTACCGCCGCCCCGATCGCCGCCAGCGCCTCCTCCGGCGACCGCACGCACGCCGCCACACCGCCCGCCGCCCGCACGGCGTCGAGGAACGCCGCCTGCTGCTCCGTGAGCCGCCCGCGCTTGGTCTTCACCTCGAGCGCAAGGAACCGGCCGTCCGGCGTCCAGCCGATCAGATCCGACGACCCCGGCGCGAGGCCGTAGCGGACGACGTGGTTTTTGTAGCGGGCCTGGCCGACGTTGTTGCGGAACACCCGGGCTCCGGCGCGGCTGAGCGCCAGCAGGATGGGGCCGTAGAGGTCGCTTTCCATACCCCATGAACTCACCCCGGCCGAAGTGGGCGGTGAGGGCCGGTTCCTCCAATTTGGGGGAACCGAGGGGTTTGGGGGAACCGAAAAAACCCTTGCGCGCCAACGCGGTTCCCCCAGGTTCCCCGGTTCCCCCAAAAAACGAGACAACATTATATGTACCCCCACACCCCTAAACCACTTTCACTCTTTCTCTTTGGAGGAACTGGAGGAACCAGAGGAACTACGTTGAAATGACATAGGAAAAATAGGTTCCCCCGGTTCCCTATTCGACATTGTGGGGGAACCGCCGCAGACTCACCCCTGCGCACACCCAGACACCCCCTCGCGCCCTTCGTTCAGGAGGGCCGAATGCAAGAGTTCACGCAGGGCAGGGACGAGATGTGCCGGCGCCTGGCGCGCTGGCTGGCCGACGAGTTCGGGCACGATCACGAGGCGCTGCGGAGATGGCTCCTCCTCGCGGAGGCTCGCGCCAACGCCGACCGCGCGGCCAGCGCCCGTATCCTTGAGACGCATCTCGACGCAGACGCCGCCGCCAAAGCCGCCAGCGCCGCCGTAGACGCCCTCGCCGAGGCCGTGGGCAGGCTGCCAGCCAAAACCACGGGAGCGGCTCCAGCGCCCGCCAGAAACGGCACGGAGCGCGTCCTGTACGCACCGGGGGCAGGAGCCGCCCCATGAGCCGCGACGCCATCGCCGAGCTGCTCGCTTTCGTCGCCGCCGGGTTTGCCATCGTGTTCCTGGGCGGGCTCGCGCTGATCCTCTTCGCCGCAGGAGTTCTGCCATGACGCTCACCCCACGCGACCAAGCTGCCGCCGTCATCCGGCGCGCGGCGCATCTGACGGGCTGCACGCCGGAGGATGTCGTTGGCCGCAATCGGCTCCCCGCTGCGGACCTCGCGCGCGTCAAGGCGTACCGCGCGCTGCACGAAGACTATGGGTGGAGCATCGCCCGCATCGCCCGCTTCTTCGGCCGCGAGCGCTCGCCGGTCCGGCGCGTCATCGCCGCGGCGCGCGAGCGGGGCGTCGCCCTGCGCGATCCTGTCGTCCGCACGCCAGACGAACGCGCCTATGAACGCGCTCTCGACCGGCTCGAGGACCTCGAGGATTTCGTCAAGCGCATCACCGGCCAGCACCTCGTCTACGCCCTGCGCGACCGGCTCGGGCTGCCGATGTGGCAGGCTCTGCCGCTCGCCATCATCGTCGAGGCGCACCCGCGCGTCGTGTCGATGGAAGGCGTTTGCGAACAATACGAATGCGCGGCTGAGCAGTTGAGGTTCGGGCAGGGGCAGCCGATCTCGTCCGCGCTCGTGAAGGTCGCGGTGTCGAAAATCCGGACTCGGTTCAATAAGCTGGGCCTCGCGGACCCGATCGTCTCAATCCGGCCCAATGGGTTCCGCGTGAGCGCCGATATGCACCCGTGGTTCGTTGCGAATTTCGGGCTTGATACCGTGCGCGGGCGGTAGGGGTCATAGCTGTGACGCTCAACATCGGCCCCGCATCAGCGCTCGCGCTTGGGGGTGTGGGTCATAGCTATGACTCACTACGCAGCGCCGACATCTTCCGTTCCCGGCGCTTTCATGTACCTCTCAGATGCGCTCCTCTGCGCGGCCTCGCCCGATGCGGTCCGGCTCGCGTGAGGAGCAAAGCGGCGCTAGCCCCCTCGCTTCCGCGTAGGGGAGCGCACAAAACAGGAGACGCGTCGTGGCCGGACCCGCGAACGTCAAGGCAGTAGAGTTCGCGCGAGGGTCTCGGCAACAGCCGTCGCCCACAACCGCGCAACCGGAAGTGATCACGAAGGCGGACGTGCGCCATGCGCGCATGCTCGGCGGTGTGGTGGGTTTTATTTGCGGCCTCGTCGTCATGTTCCTGACGATCTGGACCGCGACAATGTGGACGGCCGAGACAACGGTCGACACGTTTGGACGTGGTGTTGCTCTCGGAAAGGCAACGACCGATGGACACTGAACTGAACGGCGCAACGCTGGTCACACCAGTCGCGCCGCCGGCAGAGACAGAAGCGGACCTGCTGCGCAGGGTCACGGTCACGCGCGCCAACGCCGTCGAGGCCGAGGCCCGGCTGCGCGAGCTGTCGGCGAAGCGCGACAACGCCGTCGCAGAACTCGACGCCAAGGTCGCAGCAGCGCGAGAGGCGCTGGTCGACGCACACTCTACTTTCCGCGCCGCGCAACAGGCCCTCATCGCCCGCGTCGCGATCGATCCTGTCGCATCCGTGCCCGCGCCGGCTTGGCCCAGCGTCGAGGCCGTCACCTCTGCGTCGTCGGTCGAGATGGATGACGACGATTATGATGCCGTCCTGCGGGCGGCGTCGGGGCGGGCGTGATGGCTGGCGGTAGGCCAAGCGCCTACCGGCCTGAGTTCGCCGAGCAAGCGCGCAAACTGTGCGAAATGGGCGCGACCGATTGGGATTTGGCCCAGTTTTTCGAGGTCAACACGACCACGATCTGGCGCTGGTCGCAGGTGCACGACGAGTTTTGCAACGCCCTAAAGGCCGGCAAGGAAGCAGCTGACGAGCGCGTGGCGCGCAGCCTTTACCACAAGGCGATCGGCTACTCGCGCGAAGCCGTGAAAATCATGCAGTACGAAGGGGCGGTCATCGAGCAGCCCTACGTCGAGCACACCGCGCCAGATACGACGGCCGCGATCTTCTGGCTCAAGAACCGCCGGCCGAAGGAATGGCGCGACAAGACCGACGTCGAGATGACCGGCAAGGACGGCGGGCCGATCCAGACGGAAGACGTCACCGCCAAGGAAATCGCTCGGCGCATGGCCTTCGCGCTGGCCGCAGGCTTGAACGATGACGGCAGCCAACCTGCTTGATGACCTGCTGAAGCGGTATCAGGCGCTGCCTGAGAAGACGCAGAAGCAGGTGAAGGCCGACGCGCTGGCCGCAACCAAAGGCATGCTGTGGTGTCCGAACCCCGGACCGCAGACGCAGGCTTACTTCAGCTCCGCCGACGAACTCTTCTACGGCGGGCAGGCCGGCGGCGGCAAAAGCGACCTGATCCTGGGCGTCGCGCTTAACGAGCACACGATCAGTCGCATCTTCCGCCGGCAGCACAACGATCGCCAGGCGCTGATCGATCGGCTCGCCGCGATCCTCAAAAGCCGCGACGGCTACAACGGCAGCGACCACGTCTGGCGCATCCCGGGCGGCGACAAGGTCATACGCTTCGGCGCCATGTCCGACCCGTCCGCGTGGGAGCGCTACCAAGGTGACGCGACAGACCTGAAGGGTTGGGACGAGCTAACGCAGTTTCGCGAGAACGAATACCGCACGGTCAACGCGTGGCTGCGGACCACGAAGCCGAAGCAACGCGTCCGCATCATCGCCGCCGGCAACCCGCCCGTGACGCCGGAGGGCCTTTGGGTCGTCAACTACTGGGCGCCGTGGCTCGATCCGCGCCACGCCAACCCGGCCAAGGCGGGCGAGCTTCGCTGGTTCACGACGATCGACGGCGAAGATGTGGAGGTCGACGCGTCCTGGCGCGGTGTCGACGGCAACGGGGCCGAGATCAAGCCCAAGTCGCGCACGTTCATTCCCGCAGCGCTGAGCGACAACCCCGACCTGCTCGAGACGGACTACGCCTCGACGCTGTCGGCGCTGCCGAAGCACCTGCGCGACGCGCTGGCTGAGGGCAAGTTTCAGGCGGCGCTCGAGGACGACGCGTGGCAGGTGATCCCGACAGAGTGGATCCTCGCTGCGCAGCAGCGCTGGCAAGCCACGCTCACGCCGCCGCGCATGACCTGCCTTGGCGTGGACGTGGCGCAAGGCGGGCCGGACGAGACGGTCGTCGCGCCGCTGCATGGTGTGTGGTTCGCTGAGCCGATCGTGCGCAAGGGCGTCGACACCAAGAACGGCCGGGCCGTGGCGGCACTGATCTTCGAGCACCAGCGCGACGACGCGCAGATCAACATCGACTGCACGGGCGGCTGGGGGCTTGGGGCGCTCGAGCATATGGTGTCGAACGGCATGCCGGCTGTGTCGTGCGTTGCGTCGGCGGGCTCCACGGCCATGTGCCGCGACCGCAAGTTTGGCTTCGTGAACAAGCGTGCCGAGTGGTGGTGGCGGTTCCGCGAGGCGCTCGACCCGGAGCGCGGTGACAACGTGGCGCTGCCGCCCGGCCGGCGCATCGTGTCCGAGCTGGCGAGCGCGCGCTATCGCCTGACGAACCGGACGCAGATCCTGATCGAGTCGAAGGCCGACATCATTAAGCGCATCGGCATGTCGCCGAACGTGGCCGACGCGATCATCATCGCCTGGGCCGAAGCCGAGAACGGCATCCGCGCGACGCGGCCGAGCGCGATCCGGCGGGAGCAGGGGCGCAAAGGGCGCTCACCGCCCGTGCAACGCCAATACTCCAAGGTCATCGGCAAGCGATAATCGCGGAGCCGCGCCTTGTCATTTCGAGCCCCCAAAGCCCCACCGCCGCCGCCCCCGCCGACGCCGCTGCCGGTCGAGACGCAGCCGGACATCCGCCAGAAGGCGCAGGCCGAGATCGAGAAGTCGATGAACCGCAAGGGCCGGGCGTCGACCATCCTGTCCGGGCAGCTCGGCGACACGTCGCAGCCGACGCTTGCCAAGAAAACGCTGCTGGGGGGCTGAGGTATGAGCTTCGTCATCTCCTCGTCCTTCATCCGCCCGGCCGACACGACCGCTTACGCGTCGGGCGATCTTGTCGCCAACAGCACCACGGCGGGCAGCGTCGTGCCGCTCGACTTCGGCGTGCTCGACGGCGTCGTCGAAGGCTTCCGTCTGCGCAAGACCAGCGCGGGCGTGTCCGGCGCGACGTTCCGGCTCTGGCTCTACGCGCTGCCGATCACCGTGGCGCTGCCGACCGTCGTCAACGGCGACAACGGTGTACTGTCCATCTCGACGCTGGCGGGTTTCGTCGGCCGCATGACCTGCGCGTCGATGGAGACGCACGCTGCGCTCGCGCAGGCCTGGGGCGTGCTGAGCCCCGACGATGCGCTGCGCTACTTCGTCGGCGGTCAGCGCCTGGTCGGGCTGCTCGAGGCGCGCGGCGCGTACACGCCGGTCAGCGCTGAGACCTTCGAAATCACGGGCGTCTGCGTCTGATGCCGTCGTTCGCCGCGCGCAGTCCTGTCCTTGGCATTGGCCGCGGCGCGTCCGGCGGTCTGCGCGGGCGGCTGCTCGAGGCGGCGCTGTCGGGGCTGCTGCTCGACTTCACGAACCAAGAATACTGGGTGCGCGGGCGGCGCTCATCGTCGCTGCTCGCCATTCCCGGCTGGTCCTACACCCGCTCCGGCACGGCCTACGACCTCGCCGGCACGACCTCATTCGGCGCGAACACGCCGCGGCGGACCAGCGCGGGGCTGCTGGTGGAGGCGGCCTCCACCAATCTGGCGCTGTGGTCGCAGGACACGAGCAACGCCGCTTGGACGAAGGACGGCGGTTCGATCACGTCCACGACAGCGCCAGCGCCAGACGGAACAGCTACGGCCTGCGTCTTCACTGAGAACACGGCAAGCACACCGCATCGGATTTATCAGGCTGTCACAGTCTCGTCCGGGGCAACGGTAACGTGGTCCGTGTTCTTGTCTGCGGGCACGCGTCGTTTCGTGGCCGTGGGCGTGGGCAACGGCGCAAACTACTTCTCTGTGCGCGTAGACACGCAAACGTGGACGCTGGGCGCGACGCAATCTGTCGGGACCGGGGTTGGCACGGCTGCCACCATCACAGCAGTCGGCGGCGGCATGTACCGCATCAGCGTGACCGGGAACATTCCGGCGACAACATCTTACTTCTGTTTCGCCTCCGGCAACTCAATCTCGTCCGGGGACATCGGCGAAAGCTACCTCGGCACAAGCGCGACCATCGTTTCTTGGGGCGCGCAACTCGAAACCGGCTCCGTCGCGTCCTCCTACATCCCCACCACCACCGCATCCGCATCGCGCGGGGCCGATGCGGCGAGCATCACGGGGCTCACGTTTAGCGGGGCGCATTCGGTGGTGGCGCTGACGGGGGTGAAGGGGGCGGCGGGAACGGAAAACCTGTTCGCTCTTGACGCGGGGTCTACGGCTAACCGAACGGTCATTTACAACGGGGCAGGCTTCCGCGGTTTTGTCGACTCCGGCAGCGTCAACCAAGCGGATCAGCTTCTCGGCACATGGTCATCGTCAGCGCAGGCCGTTGCTTTGCGTGTCAATACAAACGACGTGCGCGGTGCTGTTGCGGGCTTGCTCGGCGCGGCCGACACGACCGTTACGCTTCCAGTTGGCACTTTGGCCCGCCTCTTCCTTGGGCAGAACGGCGGCGGCGGCGGTCAACTCAACGGCCTCATCCAACTCCTCGCCATCCTCCCGCGCGCCCTGAGCGACGGCGAATTGACCGGGGCGACCGCCTAATGCGCCGCCCGCTCACCGACACGCTCCTGCTCGCCGCGCTCATCCTCGTGGCGCTCGGCATCGCGTTCGTCCTGTCCGGCTGCACGTCAGTCCGCGCGGTGACGCAGGCCGTGCAAGCGCCGCCTGAGCGCTTCCGTGGCCCCGCGCCGGTCGTCTATCTGCAAGCCGGCGCGGTCGCGAAGGAGTGCGGCAATCCGCTGTACGTGTCGTGCGCGGTCCCCATGCCGGAAGGCGTGGCCGGGCCTGACTGGCGCATCGTGACGCCGGACCCTTGCACGTATGACGAGACCTATGCGCGGCTTGTCTGCCACGAGCTGGGACATGCACAAGGCTGGACGCGGGAGCATGAGCGGAAATGATCCTGCCGAACGCGTCCCTTGTGCTTGGCCCGATCGTGATTGACGGCGTGCCTGGAAGCCATTGGAACGTCGCGCGTTCGCACATGACGCCGGACCTGCAAGCACATGAGGTCATGCCGGCAACGCCGGCCGTCGTGTGGGCGGGCGACGAGTACGATGGCAGCGCCTGGCGCGACACGGCGTTTCTGGTGTTCCCGGACGATGCGAGCGCGCTGCAAGCGCTGCTGGCGGCTGGGTTGGCGATGGAGAGCGGCAATGGCGTATGACGCTGAGCAGCAGCCGACGCCCGACAAGGCGCGCGTGCTGGAGATGCTCCAGCACTCCGACCGCCTGTTCGTGGCGCAGCGCCAGCAGTGCATGCTGTGGCAGTCGCTCGCCGAGCTGTTTTTTCCCGAGCGGGCCGACTTCATCAGCCAGCGCGCCGAGGGCGCGGAGCGCTACGAAGGCATCTTCGACAGCGAGCCGCAGCTCATGCGGCGGGACCTGGCGAACAACCTGGGCGCGATGCTCCGGACACGGGGCCGTGACTGGTTCTTCCTGCGCGCCGCGGACGAGCGCCTCATGGAAGACGAGGCGGCGAAGGTCTGGTGCGAGGAGGGCACGCGTCGGATCCGGAACGTGATCTATTCGAGCCGCGCCAACTTCACGGCCGCAATGGCGCAGAGCGACCACGACTACGTGTGCTTCGGCAATGCGGTCGTGCGCCACACGTTCAACCGCGACGAGAGCGGCCTGCTGTTCGCCGCGGCGCACCTGCGCGACTGCGCTTGGTCCGAGAACGAAGAAGGCGCGGTCGACGAGATGCATGAGAAGATGCATCTGCCGCTGCGCAAGGTGGGCCAGCTGTTCGGTCCGGAGCGCCTGCCGCCAAAGCTGCGCGACCAGTTGCAGAAGGATCCGACGCAGAAGGTCTGGCTGCGCCGCATCGTCAAGCCAATGGACGAGTACGCGAACCGCCAGCGCGGCGTGGTCTATCCGCGCGATGCTCGGTTCTCGTCGGTCTACGTGCTCGAGGAAGAGTGCGCGCCCCTAGCCGAGACGTTCTTCCGCACGTTCCCGTACTGGATCCGTCGCTGGATGACGGTGTCGGGCGAGGCGTACGGGCGCAGCCCGGCGGCCGGCGTCGCGCTTGCGGATGCGCGTACGCTCAACGTGGCGCAGGCCGCGCTGCTCAAATCGATCGAGTGGGCGGTCGATCCGCCGAAGGTAGCGGTTGATGACAGCGTCGTCGGCGAAATCCGTCTTGAGGCGGGCGGCATCACGTATGTCGACGCGGAAGGCTGGGAAGCGGGCAAGGGCGAGCCGATCCGCTCGCTGACGGCTGGCAACCCGAGCGTCGGCCATGACTTCATGGACCGCGGCCACATGCGCCTTGGCCGCGCGTTCTTCCAGAATTTGCTCAAGCTGCCCGAGCGCGAGATGACCGCGTACGAGGCCGGCGAGCGCATGGAAATGTACACGCGCGAGGCCGCGCCGATCTTCGAACCTATGGAGGCCGAGAACGGCATCCTGATGGAAGGCGTGTTCGAGCGCTGCCTCTACAAAGGCCTGTTCGACGAACCGCCGGAAGCGCTGCAAGGCACGGAAGCGCGCTTCGAATTCGAGACGCCGCTGTCGATCGCGATGCGCAAGATGCGCGCGAACCAGGCGCAGCAGGCGAAGGCGTCGCTGGCGCAGTCCGCGCAGCTCGCGCCGGAGATCCTCGACAACGTCAACTTCGACCAGATGACGCGCGACGAGCTCGAGGGCATCGGCCCGATCAAGTGGCTGCGCCCGAAGGAAGAGGTCGCCGCGATCCGGCAGCAGAAGGCCGAGGCTGCTGCGCAGGCGAAGCAGGAAGCGATGATGATGCAGGCCGCCGAGATGGCGGCGAAGGCGCGGCCGGAGACGTTAGCCGCGGCCGAGAACGGCATGAGCCAGCTGCAAGGTGAGGGCGGCGAGCAGGGCATGGAGCAGCCGCAGCAGGGCGGGGGTGCGGGCATCGACTGGGCCGCGCTGATGAGCGGAGCGGCGCCTGCGGATATGGGCGGCGGGGCAATGCCGCAGCAGGCGGCTGCGCCAGCGCCGGCCGCGCCGCCTGCGGAGGACCGCCTCGCCAGCATCCTCGAGGCGCAAGGGTCGATGTTCGCGCAGGCGCTGGACCGCCTTGGCGAGAAGCTGACAGCGCCGCGCGTCGCGGTGCGCGACAAGGACGGCAAGATCACGGGGTCGCGCGTCGATGGCTGACAATGTTCCCATCACCCCCGGCACGGGCGCCAATATTGCGACCGACGATATCGGCGGGGTCAACTATCAGCGCATCAAGCTGACGCTGGGCGCGGACGGCGCGGTTGATGGTGGCGTGTCGTCGGGCAATCCTATGCCGGTGACAGGCACGGTCACGGCGACGGGGCCACTGACGGATGCGCAGTTGCGGGCGTCGTCGGTGCCGACCCGCATTGCGTCTTATGCGTATCCGATCAGCACGGCGAACAGCTCGACATCGCAGCTTACGGCGGGCTCGACTTTCACCGGGACGTGGGAGACGCCGCAGGACCAGCCGTCGCTGTCGATCCTTCTGACGAGCGACCAGAACACGACCATTACGGTGCAGCAGGCGATCGATGTGGCGGGCACGTTCCGCGCGCCCGACATCGTGTTCTACGCGCGCGCAAACGAGGGCTTCGCGCGCTCGCTGACGATCAACGGCAACTATGTGCGCATCACGGCCCAGAACACGGGCGGCAGCACCACGACGACGTTTAACTGCAACGTGGCGTTCGGCACTTTTGGCGACGCCGATGCAACTGGCGTTCAGCCGGTGACGGAACTGCCGCTCGTCCTGACGGGACAGGCCGCGCAGACGGCGACGGTCAACAATATCCTGACGCCCACGGCGGGCACGGCGGGCATCAACGTTTCGGGCTATCGCAGCGCGTCGGTGCAGGTGGTCAGCACCGGCACGGGCGGCACGTTCATCTTCGAGCAGAGCAACGACAACGTGAACTGGCGACCGCTGCCGGTGTTCAACGCCGAGCTTGTAACGGGCGTGCCGATTACGGCGGCGATCACGGCGTCGGCTTCGCAGATCATTTACACCTTCCCAATCCGTGGAAACTTCCTGCGCCTGCGGATCGCCACGCTGATCACGGGCGGGTCCATTCAGGCGTTCTCGCGGCTTTCGGCGGACCCGTGGACGCCTGCCGCTGCGCTTGTGGCGTCGAACGTGGCGGCGAACTTGCTGGCGCAGGTGTCGGGCACTGTCACGGCGAACATCGGCACGGGGTCGCTCGCGGCGGGTACGAACGCGATCGGTGATGTCGGCATCCAAGCCCGCGCCAACGCAACGGGCGCGGCGAGCATCCATCACTTTGTCGCGGCGGCCAGCACGAACGCTTTGAACATCAAGGCCAGCGCAGGCCGTGTGCTCGGTTGGTCGCTGGCGAACACGACGGCGTCTTGGCGATACCTCAAATTGCACAACACCGCAGGCGCTCCGACTGCCGGCGCTGGTGTCGTGGCGACGATCGGCATTCCGCCGAACGGCATTGCGCGACTCGCGATCCCGGCCGGCATCGGCTTTGCGACCGGCATTGCGCGGACGTGCGTGACCGGAGCTGCTGACGCCGATGCGACGGCGACCGCGGCCAGCGACGTGGTTGGCGACATTTACTTCGCCTGATGTCCCTTCTGCTCCTCTTCCGCGGCGAAGCCTCGCCACCCCCGACGCCGACCGAAGACGTCGCGACGAGCCGCTACCAGCTGCGCCTGGCCGCAGAGCGCCGCGCACGCGTTGAGGCTGGCCGCGCTGCTTGGCGGCGTATCACGGCGGTCGGGCAGTGGAGCGATCTGCGGGAAGAGGTTGCGCAGTCGGCGCGCGCGTACTCGCGCGGCGCGCTCGAGACGCTGCCGGCCGAAGACGCGATGGCGTTCGACGCGTGGGAAGCGTGGCGACCGCGGACCTTCGCGCTGCTTGAGGCGGAAGCTGACGCCGTCGAGGCGCGCGCTGCCGCGCGGAAGCGACAGGTCGAGGCGGATCTAGCCGCAGCGAAAGAGGCGCGACGCCAAGCGTGGGTCGCCAAGCAAGAAGACGAAGCTCGCCGCGGAGCGGCTCGCGCGTTGCGGGAAAAGCAAGCCGCGGTCGCGGCGGCGTCGATCGCTGCGGCCGAGGATGACGAGGAGGCGGCGATCATGCTGTTGCTGCTGTGACGAAGAAGGCTGCGCCGAGCGGCGCGCCAGCGCCCGATCCCATCACAGTCAACGCGATCCGCGCGGTGTTCCGCGGCACGGCGTCGCCGGGCCAGCAGAAGCGCGCGATGGTCTATCTGCTCAACGATCTCGGCGGCGTGACTGCGATTGAGGGCGCGGGGCTGAGCGCGGAGGAGCGCGCCTTCGTGGCGGGCCGGCGCTGGGTCGCCATGAATTTCGCGATGCTCGGCGGGGCACGGCTGATCGGCTTCGATCCGGAGCCTGACGCCGCGCCGGAGACCGCGCGCTAACCAACCGCTCTACGCGCTCCCGTCATCTGGGAGCATGACACTTGAAGCACCCTCTGCACCGACTTCCGGCGATGGCGTCCCTCCCACCCAGCCTGCGGCGCCGGTTGGTGGCGCGCCGGCCTCTGGCGTTTCAGAACCCTCGCCAGATGCCGGCGCTGCTGCCGACGATTGGCGCGCGTCCTGGGCCGATGCGCTGAAGCTGGACGAGAAGGGGCGCGAGCGCCTTGGGCGCTTCAACGCGCCGCATGAGGTGTGGAACAGCTACCTCAACGCCGAGCAGAAGCTGAGCGATCGGCGCGCGGTTCGCATCCCCGACGCCAACGCGACGCCGGAAGAAGTCGCGGCCTGGAACAAGGCGCGCGGCGTTCCGGACACACCGGACGGCTACAAGGTCGACGTTGCGCCGCCGGAAGGCCTTGAGCTTGGCGATAGCGACAAGGCAGTGCTCAAGGCGCTGACGGTCGAGGCGCACAAGCGCGGCTTCGATCCTGGCGTCGTGAACTTTGCGCACGAGTTCTTCTATCAGCAGGCGGCGGAAGCTGCGGCGCAGCAACTGGCGCGCGCGGACACTGCGGCGGCTGACGCCGAGAAGGCGCTGCGCCGCGAGTGGGGTCGTGAGTACGACACCAACGTCAAGTGGGCGTCGGCTGCGGCGACGCAGTTTGGCCTTGGTGAAGCGCTCAACGCCGTCATGGCCGATGGCTCGCGCCTTGGCGACAACCCAGTCGTCATCAAAGCGATGGCGCAGATCGGGCGTCTGAACGCCGAAGACCCGTTCATGCTGCAAGCCGCCGGCCAGGGCAATGGCAAGGGCGTCGAGGATCGCAAGCGCGAGCTGATGGAGCTGCGTCGCACTGATCCAGGGCGGTACGCGAGCAGTGAGGTTCAAGCCGAGTTGGAGCGCATCAACACTGCGCTCGCCCGGCGTCAGGAATTGGCCGGCGCCAGATAGGCGTCGGAGCGTGCGCGCGCGGCTTTCCGGCGATCGCCGCGCGTAGCACCTGGCTGGCAACCCGACTGCGGTCGGCCCCGCCCCGATAGGAAGGACGACGCGCGGCCCTCATGAGGCAACCCGCGCGGCGACCGGCATCGCCATCGAGTAGACGATGGAGGCCGCAGTGACGGTCAACCTTATTACGTCCCAGTTCCGGACGCAGTTTTTCGACGAGTTCAAAATGGACTTCGACCGCAACCAGGCGCTCCTGCGCCAGACGGTGCGGTCGGATGGTCTGGTGCGTGGTGACACGGTTCGCTTCGACATCGTCGATCCGGCGGATACGGCCAACACGCGTGGCCGTGACGGCGCGATCCCGCTCTCGCAGCTTGGCCTGTCTCAGGTCACGGCGACGATCCGTGAGAACTTCAAGAAGTACCAGATCGACGATTTCGACCTGTTCCGCGCCAACCCGAACACGCGCAACGCGATGATCAAGCGTGGCGTGGGCTCGATCAACAAGTCGGTCGATCAGCTCATCATCAACGAGCTGGACACCACGGTGACGCAGGTGTCGGGCACGGCGGCGGCGCTGTCGACGCTGGCGCAGGTGTCGTCGTGGATCACGACGCTGCTCAACAACGACGTCGCGCGCGATGGTCGTCTGTGGGCGGTGATCACGCCGAACGCCGAGTTCCAGATGATGAAGATCAATGAGTACAAGTCGTCTGACTTCATTCGGATCGAGAACAAGCCCGCCGCCCAGGACGTGGTGCCGGGCTATCGCTCGTGGCTCGGCGTGAAGTGGCTCGTGCATACCGGCCTGACGGGTCGCGGCACGAACAACGCGCAGTGCTATATGTACCACGAGGACGCGCTCGGTCACAAGATCGACGGCGATCCGACCGTGCATCCCTACTACTACGAGCCGGAAGACCGGTACGAGTGCTGGGTGCGCGTGCGCCACGCCGCGCGTGTGGTGCTTCCGCGCGGCGTCTGCCGCTTCCGTCACGACGACACGGCCGCGTTCTAAGGAGCACTCACCATGCCGTACGATACTCGTTATCTTGCTATCAAGCAGCACATCCCGAACGAAGTCGGGGGCCAGGAATGGTGGTACGACACGACCGACGCGGTCACGGTCGTGCGCGCCGCGAACTACATCACCGACGCCCTCGCGCGCGGGATGGAGAAGGGTGACATCATCTGGGTCCGTGTGTGGTCGGCCCTGCCGAACACCTCCACGGCTAAGCAGACGGCGGTCGCCACAGCGCCTACGTTGACGGGCATTCAGCAGATGCTGGTGCTCGGCGTGACGTCGGCCGGCGCTGACTTGTCGGACGGCTCGGCCATCACGGCGACGAACACGTAAGCGGCCTAACCAGCCGCTCACTGAGACGGGCGATGGTTCATCATGGGCCATCGCCCGTTTTCCGTTTGGAGGGTTCATGCCGCCGGTTCGCGCTATTCCGAAGTCACTGGATCTGGAGGTCGAAGGCTCGTTCCGCGGGCGCTTCTACTGCCGAGTCCCGGTCGAACACGGGCCGGAGGCGGTGGCCGCGCCGGCTTACTTTGGCGACGAGGCCGCGAAGACGAAGCTGCGCGAGGGCGACCGGATCGAGGTCGAGCCCGAGGATATGTCGTGGATGGGCGAACTGGTCGTGCGCGCAATCGTGCTGCCGTCGCGCGAAGTCGTGACGCGTTGGGTCGTGGGGCCGATTATGTTCGACGTGCCAGCGACGGACGCGGGCGATTTCAATATTTCCTGGCGCGGCAAGGCCA